CTTTCATTCATCAGATAGACATTCACTAATAGTTAACATTAAGTAAAAATCACATTTTATAAAAATTGGAGGAAAGTATTATGACCACATGGTTTATCGCAGATACACATTTTCGTCACAAAAATGTATTAGAGTTTGAAAATCGTCCATTTGAATCGTTAGAGGAAATGGAAGAAAAGATGATTAAAGCGTGGAATGATGCTGTTGCTAAAACAGATACAGTTTATATTGTAGGAGATTTCTGTTTCGCTAATAACAAAGAATGGATTGAAATTTTAGATCAATTGAAAGGTAACATTATCTTAGTTAAAGGTAATCATGATAAGTCTAAAATCATTAAACGAGTACAAAATGAAGGTTATTTAAATGAGATTTATGAGGTAGGAAAGTTAATTCAGCATGAGAAATTATTCTTTTATGTAACGCATTTCCCTTTTGAAATCGGGGAGCGTCCACAATACTTTAATATTTCTGGACATATTCATTCTAAAGAAAGTAATTTAATTAATCAGTTGAATGTAGGTGTAGATTCTAAATTAATGCATGATTATTATCTCATTTCAGATGTACCATTTGGAACTCCAGTTCCATTTGAATATTTAATTGGATATGCTGAAACAGTAAATTTAGAGATGCGAGAAAAATATGTTCGAGGTCAATAAATTATAAAAAGGTGGTAATTTGACAATGCATACTGTAAGTAAAGAAATAGGATTAGCCTTGGATGCTGCTATTAAAGAATTTACATTACATGGAGTTTTAGATGTTGTACCAAAGAATTTCGATAAATGGAGTAATGACTGTGAACCATTAAATGATATCAGCGTATACCAATTAGCATCATTTATCATTGAAGGATATAGTTATCCAAAATCAACAGAAGAAACTTTAGAAATTTTTGTTAATTGGTTAAATAATTATAGCACTGACATTCCTTTACAAACAAAAAATAGTAGTTATCGTAAAGGACGTAGAGAAGTATTAAATAACATTGAAATAAAATTAAATGAATTAGGTTTATTAGGAGGAAAATAAATGTATAAATTTTATAACGATTTAAAAGATTTTATTCTTAAACAAGATCAAGAAGTTAAAAATATTCTTATCCAGTACTATGAAACGTTATTTCAATTGGAAAGTTTTCAAGAAATAAAAGAGTTGCTAACACAATATGAAAATGGCAGTTATATCATTGATTATAATGAACCTGATGATCATGATTACTCTTCTAATGGATGGTTTGAAATTTACAATATGTCTAATTCAACTTCATATAATATTGAATTAGACATCGGTGATATGCGAGGAAGTTACTGTCAATGCACACCTGATGACGCTGGTTACAATTCTGATAAAAATTGCTGCGGAGTACAGTGTGATGCTCATTTACCAGGAGTATCGATTATTAAAACATCAAAGGTTATTAGTTATGAGTTCCAAGGACATGAATGTGATCTGTGGAAATTAGAAAAGAAGTGGTTGACTGACTTTGAGAAAGAATCATTACATAAGAAAAAGGCTGAAAAGGTAATTAGTTTAGAAGCACAAATCGAGCAATTACAAAAAGAATTAAACGTAGTAAAATCACAGTTATAAAAATTAAATAATAAAATACATAAAATTACTTGCAATATAAGAATAAGGTGCTATAATAAATATATAAGTTAAGAAAGAGGGTGATGACAATGGTCAGTAGATTGACTTTTACAGAAGAACAGGAGATAGAAATCTTGAATGAGCTAGATTTTATGAATGATCAAAAAGAATTTACTCGTGATAATGCTGTTTGGTGTAATAAGACAATCAAGAAGCTGCTACTAGAATTACATTTTTTAAGAAATGATATTATTAATAAATAAAATACATAAAGGTGGTAATTACTTGAATGAAACACCGTTGCAAGAAAATGAAATTCAATTAACTTCTGAGTATAGGATTACAGGGGATAAGATGAATATTATCCTCACGGAGCGTTACCAGAAACAGGACGGTAAAGGTCGAGGTAAGGGGTTGTTAGATGAATATACTTATGGTAGACCTAAGTATTATGGTACATTAAATGCATTAGTTGATTCATTGATTAAAAATGAAGTAATTGATTCACTTGGTAAGATAAAAGAATTACAAGAAATAATCCCTCGTATTGAAACAATTAGAAACGAGATTAAAGAATACATAAATGAACAAGTAACAATTGTACAAGAAAGTACAAAAAGTAAGAATAATAGAAAAGTAAAAGGTATAGAAATTGCAGAAGATGATGAAGTAAATGATGGTGATGCCGATTGACAATTCGCTATGTTGGAATTGACCCATCATCAATGACAGGATTCTTTATACAAGATGAAAAAGGTAAGACTATAGTTGAAACTGATTTATTTTATACATACAGAAAAGATCCAGAAAGAATGATTTACATTGCTGAAGAAATAATTAAGAAATTAAACTTAGAAACAGACATCATTTGCATTGAAAACTTCAGTTACAATTCAGTTGGACAAGGGATCGACTATCAATTTGGGGTCGGCTGGATAATCAGAGAACATCTGCATAATGCAGGATTTAAATATTATGATGTCAGTCCGAAAAGTTTAAAGAAGTTTGCAACTGGTAACGGTAATTCGTCAAAAAAACTTATGGTTGCACCTATAGAAAAACGTTGGGGATTCAAACATCCTAGTGATAATGTTACAGATGCTTTCGTATTATCAGAAATTGCGAAAGCTATTGATAAGGGTAATGATTATGAAGGAATAAAAGATCATGAGAATCAAGTTGTGAAAATTGTTAAAAGTGGTATTTTGAATAAAGAGCAATGGAAAGAAATTAAACCTCCTCCTTGGATGAATCCAAGAAGTAAATACTACTTCAAGCGTGAAGGATTAGACGAAGAAGTACAGGTATAATAAATAACATTATACATAATTAAAAATAACTATCGAACCTTGAGTGATGTAAATAATTAAAATTTATACATATAAAGGTGAATTTTCTAAACAATCGCATGTTCTCAAGTAATAAGTTTCGCCAAAGCTTATTGCATATTCTCAAAATAAAATCCTAATATTATTTAAACTTTAGTTAGGTACATTGTGATTTGTTCGATAGTTAAATGATAAAATACATAATTGAAATGGAGAGATTTATTAATATGGCTAAAAAGAACAAAGGCGAAATTAAGATTAACAAAAAACACGAAGGTAAAGAGTTTTCAAATAGTTTTCACTTTGTAGGTTTAGTTAAACCTGTACAAAAGAAAGATAAAGATACAGATAGTTGGTATGATGTTGAAATCTTTGATACTAATAAAACTCAAACTAATAAAGACCGTCGAGTATTACAGTTTGTTGTTGAAACAGCATTTAAAAACGAACTTAAAGTTGAGTTAGCAGGAATGGAAATGGGGAGTGCCTACGCTTATAGCTCTACTCATAAAAAAACTGTAAAGCTTGATTGGAATGATCGTTTAGATAAATCTAAATATCCAGATGAAACATATCATTTAATTCAAACTGATTGGGACAAAGCAGAGCGTCTTGGTCAAATTGTAGAAAAAGATATGTGGGTAGAAGTAAAGGGTAAATACGAATTTAGCTCATTTACTAATGACGAAGGCAAAGAAATCAATAATGTTAAACGAATTATTGAACATGTAGTGCCACTTAAAAATGGTGAAGTTATGATTAAAGGTTTAACAGAAGGAGATACTTTCAAAGCCTACGATTCTGCTGAAGGTGGAAATTACTTAGGAATGGGCAAAGCTGATAAAGAAGGCGTAGCGACTGTTCGTGTAGGATGGTTAAATCCTGAAGGAGGAAAGTTATACATAACTAAAGTTACTGACGATGTAGAAGGAACACGATCAGAACAATCTTATAGCTCTACGGTAGTAGAAGGTGAACGCATTACAATCAAGAATAATGTAGATAGCCAAATTGGATTACCTAAAGTTGATGGAAATCGAGGCTATAACTATGTTCCTTATGTACGAAACTTTAAGGATGAGAGCTTTACAGAAATTAATTCATTTGAAATGCAACTAGGTATCAAATCTACATATCAAGATGAGACAACACTAGATACTAAGATCAATGGAGTGTATTTGGATTATGGTAAAGATAAATCCGTTCCACGAGATGTTGAGTTAGTAGTTTATCATAAGGAAGCTGAAGAAGGTAAGACTCCGTTTGCTACAGCATTCGGACGACTGAATCATTTAGATTTCTTAGTAGTAGAAGGTATCGACAATAATCGAGCTGAGTTCACAATGGTAGAAGTTGCAGAAAAAGAAGAGGATAATCCATTTGAAGATGTGAGTGAGAAGGTCACAAGTTATGAACAAGCATCATCTGGTACGAAAAAAGGGTTAGAGGTATTACGTTATATTCAAGGTACATTCGCTCGTGAATTACTGACTGAAGATGAAATTACTTTAAATGTAACAAGTAATGAAGATCCGTTTTCTAAAGCACCAATTGAAGTTTCCGAAGACGACTTGCCTTTCTGATTCAAAAGACCTATATAACTATTCCTTATATTAAAAACAAAAATACATAATTTGAAATGGAGAGATTTATTAATATGGCAGGATTCCGTAATAAAGTAAAAAGTAATAAACCAAAGGTACAACTAGAAAGCATTACAACATTAGTAGCAGGCGGATGGAAAACAGGTAAAACTCGATTATGGAAAGAGGTAACTGAGCTTCATTACGCTTCACCAGATGACGTATTATTAATGGCATTCGAAGATGGCTATGAAACATGGGAATTAGACAACATTGTCGCTTTACATGAGCAAGGTACGGACGATACTCTATGGAAAGTTTGGGAGTATTTTAAGAAAACAGTCGTACCAGACTTAGTAAAAGAGGCAAAAGATAACCGTATTACAAAGTTAATTGGAACAGATACAGCAGACCGAGCAATTGATGCTTGTACTGCTTGGGTACTGTATGATCGAGGGCGAAAATACGGTAAAGTATTTGCTTCACTTCAAGAGATATCCGACAACACATCTGAAAATGGATGGACTGTATTAGCCGAAGAGTTAAAGAAACCTTTTGATACATTAAAGAATGCAGGATACGGTTTATTCCATATCGCATGGACTAAGGAAAAGGAAACTACTTTACATGACGGTAAAAAATATAACTCTATTCAATTGATGATGAATAATACTGGGCGTAAAGTATTTGAATCTCAGGCTTCACTGATTTGTTGCTTATTCAATGAAACATCGGTATTAGATAAAGCAGGTAATGAATTAGAAGAAAATATTAAAGATAAAAAAGGTAAAGAAAAGGCTACTAACTTCCACGATACGCAAACAATGATGTATTTCCGACCATCTGAGTATGTTGAAATTGCAGGAGGACGCTACACTAATTTACCTGAGAAAGTAGAATATAGTGCACCGAATTTCTTAAATGTATTTGAAGAAGCTGTAAAAGGTCAATTGAAGAAGACAACTCAAACAGTAGAAGAACTGAAAGAGGAAGAGCAAGTGGAACGTGAGGAAAAAGTTAAGGAATTAGTAGAAAAAACGGATAATAATCCTGACGCAGTGCTTTTGCAAATTGACGAAGTTGTAGCCAGTATGACACAAGAACAAAAAGTTAAGGCAAGTGTAGAGTTTGAAAAAGCATTTAAAGTGAAGAATTATAAGCAAGAAAAGGGTAACCTTGAGAACCTTAAGAAAGCATTAAATATTGTAACAAGTATTACAGAAGAATAAATACATAATTAGGGTAGGATAGCTTTATTCTACCCTTTATTTTTAAATAAGAGGTGAAAGAAATGCCAAAATGCCAATGGTGTAAGGAAAATGGAGAAAAAGAATTCATGCATTGTGATGAGAAACCTACTGGACAATTTAATAAAAATGGATCACCGAAAATGTTTAGGAAGTATTTTCATACATCATGTCACGGATTGTTTTTAGATGATAAAGAATGTAAGCGAATTGAAGCTGATAAGCTAAATGACTTGTATCAGTATTTATTAAAATTACATAACCTAATTGCTTTAGACGAGAGAATGATGGAGAAAATACAAGATTTACGAAATGGAACAATAAAGATTAATAATAAAAAGGTTAAAAAATATAAGTCAGGCGTACCTTATGAATTGATGCTTCAGGCGTATCATTACAATACAAATACGATTGATGATGTGATGCGTAAAATGCATTTCAAAGAAAAATGGAATGAATTCTCATATGTGTTTGGAATTATAACTAAAAGCGTCAACGATATTCATGCCTTGAACGAACGAAAAGAAATGGCAGAAACGTTTAAAAGTAAGGTGTCAGTAGAATCAATCGAAATCAAT